GTCGCGACCGTGGCAAGGCCAACCGTGAAACCGGTGTCGCTGGCAGTCTCGATGATCGCGGCCTCAGTCTGAGCGCCAGTCAACGCCACGCAGACCTGGAGAAGCTCGATCAGCCCCTCGAAATCAGTAACATCAACCCCAGTGCTCGTGTACGACCCAGCAACGACGGACTTCGCCTCCAGCAACACGCTGGTCTGCATGGCAGGCGCATTGACGAGAGAAGGCATCTTCTACTCCTCCTTGTAGCGGGGCCTACTCGCCCGGCAGTTCGGGTTCACGATTCTCGGGCTCCACGTCCTGGGTCACGAGGCCGCCCAACGACGCCCCGACAGGCACCTCGACCGGCACCTCATTGACGCGGCCCGTCTTGATCCACTGACGCACCATCGCCTCGGGGAGATCGTGAACTTCGCCGATCTCCGCTACCCCTCCACCACCAAGGCCAAACGACCGCACCACCTTGACTCGCATCTTCGGCTCCTTACCGACCGGAATGGGAACGCCATCCCGGTCGAGGAATACGTCAGGCACCTAGAGCACCACGCGTCCTGTCTTGAGCCACTGGCGCACCAGCACCTCCGGCAACGTCACCGTGGAAGCAACGTCCTGCACCACGCTGCCAAGACTGAACGAGCGCCCGACTGTCACCAGAATACTTGGCCCCTTGCCCATCGGAAGATTGGCACCCCCGCTGGACAACATGATCTCGTTATCCGGGTTCGTTGCCATCGCCACTCCTTACGGCGTCGCGCCGCTGCTCACACAGAACGACTCGGCGTGCTTCGCGACCACGTCGGCCATCTGATACGAATGCACCTTGATAATCTGTTTGTCGGCCGCCGTATATGGATCGAGGAGCAGATCGAGCGCCCCGAAAAGACCGATCAGTAGCTCGGCCCAGTTGCCGAAGATGATGCCGTGCTGAGTGCTACCGGTATCAATCAGCCCGAGCATCGTCTTGCTGATCTGATTGGTCGTACTGGACTTGTAGCCGAGCACACTGCCCTCTGAGAAGTTGCCCTCCCAGAGCGGCGTATCGGTGTTCGTGAATCGTGGAATCTGCGCCAAGCGACCTGCCATCTCGGGCGTCATCAGCCAGCGCATGTTGTTCACGTCTGCGTTGTCCGCGAAAATAGAAGTGATCATGTTGATCAGGTCCAAGTACGTCGGCGTGCCCGCGAAAGTCTCAGTATTCACGCCCGACAACCGGTAAACGCCTTGCGGCTGACCACCGGAGCCGATCCCATGAATCGAGCCCTTGTCAATAGCCAGGCTGTGGCCAAACGAAAGCTCGCTCCGCGTGACGCCCTCAGCATCCACGCTTGACTGCGCCATGAACTGGCGCGTGAAGCCAACCAGGCCACGGAGCGTCTTGCCCGCCAACTGCACGAGTCCCCACGCCAGATCGCTCTGTGTGGTGCCCGCCGCCGGGTCCTCTGACGCCCATTCGACGGTCGGCCCACCGGTGAGCTTCGGGAACCCAACCGGCCCGGTAAGCCCGGTCATGACCGTCGCGCCAGCCTGAATCACCTTGGTGCGATTGCGAAGCATGTCGATCAACTGCCCGTACTGCTGGAACACCGTCTCGACGCCTTTCGCCGCGCCGAAACTGGTCGCCGTGCGCTGGTACATCAGTTCCAGCCGCTCGTCTTCCGTCCGCAGGTCCATCGGGATCAAGAGCGTCCCCTTGCGCGTCGCACCAGTGGGCCAGTTGCGCTCCAACTCGGCGTGCATTTCGCCTTCGACGCCATCGAGCTTGCCCTTGCCTTCGAGGGCCGCCCAAGCATTCTTGAGCGCACGATGGTACGAGTACTTCTTGCGCGACTTCGCGTCGAGCGCGGCCACGACCTGCTCGGCCGAAGGCTGCGCCACGCCAATCGTCGCACGCGCCGCCTCGATCCGCTGCGCAACCTGCTCGACCGTGAGAGGCGAAGCGATCAGGTCTTGCGCCCGCTCCATCATGCCTGCGCCCTTGCACAGCGCCCGGATGCCCTCGGCCCGCTTCGTCTCGGCATCGGCACCCACGGTGGCCTGCTCGCGCACGGCCGGGCGCGGATCGCTGTCGTCCACCTCAATGACTGCGCCGTTATCGCCCAGAACCTTCTTCATGGCTCGCGTCTCCTCGTGTTCGAGTTCCACCGGACACTCACGCCCTTGAGACTCGCTCCGTCCCACCCCGGCCATCACGTCGGCCGGGACACTGACGATGCTCACCTCGGCGGGTTGCCAGCGGGTGATCTTCCAGACATCAACACCGCCTGCGCGGGTTTCGACCAGCTTCGCCTTCTTCACGAAATAGCCGACCGAGACACTCTGGCGAATCCCATCGGCCACGTCGCGCTCGATCTCTTGGCCTCGGGCGCTGCGAGAAAAGCGAATCTCTGCTCGCAGGACCTTGTCATCGTCGAGCCGCGCCTGCTCCACCACGCCAACCTGATCACCACGATGATCGACAAGCACCGCTGCGCCACGCTTCAGGCGCGTCATGTCGATGGCGGCCTTCGAGTGCTCCAGAACCTCGACGCCATACCACCGCTCGATTTCGCTTTCGGTGCTAACAGCAAGCTCGTAGAGGGCGGGCTGATTATCGTCGGCCGCGCGGGTCTGCTTGACCTCGAACTCCAGCACACGGAACTGTTCCGGCAGTGAACCCGCGCCGACCAGTCGCCGCTTGTCGATCTTCGGCATGGACCCTCCCCACAGGGAACCTAGAAGCGTCGGCCGCTGCGCTCTAGTCCAGAATGGCTATACTTGCCGTCGCCATTGCGCTTTTTGTCGTCTTTCGGGGCCGCTTTGTCCGCGTCGTCCTCGGCCCCGCCCGAAGTCGTCTTGGACTCGGCAGGCCCCGAGATGTCCACTCCGTACTCGTCGGCAAGCTCCTGCTCCTCGGCGAGGTCTTCGAGGACATCTTCCAGTTCAATGCCCTGCTCGGCAAGCACACGACGGCGCGAAGCAAGGCCGGTTTTAATCCCGGCAATTGCCGCCTGCGTCTCCTTGAGGGGCTCCAACGACGGCCATCCCTTGTAGCCCCACCGGCACGCCCCGTACACCTCGGGGTCCTGACCGGGCAGCACAAGCCCCGAGGCACCACCAGTCGCAAGGCCACGGAGCGTCGCCGCGAGCAGCCACTCCTGATAAACCCAGTCTTGGAAGCCACCGATCCACCAGTTTTGCAGCAAGCGCCACAGGTCTTTTTCGTTGAGCATACCGCCTTTATAGCTTGAGTAATTCACGTCCGACAGATCGCCGCTAAGAGTGCTGTACGAGACGCCGTAGGCTGTCGCCAAAAAACGCATCGCGTCTTTGACGAACTCGCCGAACGCCGTACCCGGCCCGTCACCGCCCCATGCATTGACCGTATAGCCGTCGGGCAGGACCAGAAACGTGCCGGGGTTCGCTTCAATATTCAGGGCTCCGCGCTCTTCTTTCGTCATACTGGTGCCGAACTCGTTATCACGGCGCTCGATGAAGCCCATCTTGGACGCCTGGATGCGCTCTTTGACGACCGAGGCCTCGCGGAACTTGTCGAGATGCCTAGTGCCGACCATCGCCGCGACCATCCACGAGATACCGCGCGTCTGGTTCATGCGCTCAGGATCATACAAATGCCGAATCTGATCGGCCGGAATGCGCGTGACCTCGCGTGGCAATGACGAAACCAGTCGCGGCGGTCGATTCCAGACGTGGTACGCCACCGGCATCGAGTGCTCGTCAACTTCGATGCCAAGCCTGATCTCGTTGCGCGTATCGCTACGCGGCTCGTTCAGTGTCTCGTCAACTAGGTCGGGGTCAATGCCTTCCAGAGCGAAGCCGTAGGCATTCTTAGAATAGCTACGCCACGCCCGCACGAACGACTCGCCTTCGCGGATCACGGTCTTGAACGCAAGGCGTGAAAAGGCCGGGAGGCTCATACGACCGTCAATCGTGACCGAGCGGGACCAGTCAAGAAACTTGGCCCTGATATACGCATTGGTCACGCGGTCCAGGTTGCCGTTCGCATCACGCACCTGCGGCTGACAACCGATGCCGTAAGGCCCAATCACGTTGATCGACGCGACGCGCAAGAAGTTGCGGGCAATGGGGCTGTTGCGTTCGAGTTCACGGGCGCGATCTCGGATGCGCGGCCCGGAAAATCGCGCCTCGTCGTCAGGCGTCAGCCCCGAGAACACCCAGTCTTGGAGTAATCTATTGGTCCGCGCTGCGTCATACGCCTCACGTTGCGCGATGGCCCGCTTGCGATCACGCTCGGCCGCTCCCGTCGCCTCGCGCCATATATTACTCAGCCGCGTCAGGGCCACTTACTCCTCCGTGTCCATGCCGGGCAACGAGAACCTGATCTCGTCACCGAACGTGCCAGGCTTCGCCTGCTGCCGAACTTTATCAGTCAACCAGTTCCGCACCTTGAGAAGCTCGGTCATCTTCATCTTGTCAACGCTGCGCCCGGCAACCGAGTAGCGTTCCATGTCCGACGTGAACCGACCCTCCAAACGTATCTCGACCAGTTCGAGGCACCGCTCCTCCCACGACCGCATCTCTCCGGCACTCGACGCCGCGATATTTGCCAGCAGATCGACAATGCCACCGGCCATGATAAACACACGGGGCGGGGACTCGCCGGTCTTGGTCGCAAGTTCTCGCCATTGATAGCGGCCCGGCTTCTTGGTGGCCGTGGCGCTCGCGTCGATCTGGAACACGAACGAGTCGCCGCTCGCGGTCCCGGAGATTGGCGCGATGACTTCGGGGCCAACCAGATGCAGCGCGGCAGTCCAGCCCAACGACGCCGGGTAGTTCACGTCGCTGCGCGTGTAGCGCACGGTTGTCCCAGCAGCGATGCTGTCGGGCAGGGTCGTGAGAATGTCGTTCGGGGAAATGCTCACGCCTTCAGGATGTGGCGCGTCTCACGCCCGCGCTACTCCAGTTTCCCTAGAGTCGCCACGGCCCCATGTCACCGGTGATCCAGTTGGTCTTCGGCGGCCGGGGGATCGGCACCGGTGCGCTCTCGGCCCCCGGCGCTGCCGTAGCAACGGGCGTACCGGGCGAGCCCTCTGGCTTCGAGGCCCACTTGGCCGCCATGTCCTTCAGGCGTTTGATGAAGTAAGGCCCGAGAATGTACAGCGCCGCAAGGCAGTAGACCTCCAGGTCAAACGCCTCGTTGCGCTCACGCAGCTTGACCCACTCACGCACCGCGCCCCGGCCCTTCACGTATTTCCTGACGGCGCGTTCAGCCGTAAGCTGCGCCAGATACTCGTCATCCGGCCACTCGGGCAAGTGCATGTAGCCGGGGCCGGGAAGCCGCGCCTGCATCCGAGCCATGACAATATCTTTGCCGGTATCCACACACAGCACGAACAGCGGGACCTGATAACTGTTGTGCGTGCTCGGGCGCTCGACCAGCGGCCTCCCTGAAACCGAACCGCCCTTGATCGGGACAACTCGAATCTGTGCGTTCAACTGGGCGCGGCAATACCTGTAAACTTGCTCGGTGTGCAGACCACCGCTGTCTACCGTAGTCAACTCGACGCGCATCGTGCGGCCATTTTCATGATCGTACTCATTCGCCAGAAACGTCGAGAGCGCGTTCCATGGCGCAGCGGTCGCCGGGTCGCCTCGAAGCTCGGCATACGAGATCAGCCACGATTCTTCCAAGTGCCCGTAGCCTTTGACCTTGACTTCGAGACGGTCGCCCTGAACATCTACGGCCGCGACGAGAACACCGACCCCCGAAGGCACCTCGTTCGCGTAGGGCTTGCGGCGGGCTTTCAGGCTGTCGGGATCAATCGCGTCGCCACGCTCCTCCCACGTCTCGGCGAGCACCGTGTTGACCCATGTCTTGAGCTTGAACGGATCAGACTTGGCCGCGAGAAACTCCATCGCGCACTTGCCCCACGACTTCCAGCCGAGCGGCGAATAGAGGGCGCTCAGGTGATAGCCAATCGTCGTGCCGTCGCCAGTTGCCGTAGCCTTCCAAGCGCCGCCCGCAAGCATCTCGGTCTTGTACTTCTCCTCGACGCGAGACTGGCAGCCGCCGCAGACCATGTGGGCAGTCTCAGGCTTCCCGTCCTCCCATTCTATGAAATGATGGCCGCCGCCCTCGCCGCGCACGAAATCTGCGAAGCCGCTCCATGTCAGAAAATCAAAGTGGCCACAGAACGGGCATTTGATGAAATACCGGCGCTGGTCGGTGCGAAAAAGCTCCAGTTCGATGCGCGAAACGCCGCGAATCGTCGGCGTGCTGGTCAGTAGCTCTTTGTACGTCTGCTCGAACGTCGTCATTCGCTTCTCGGCAAGCGCCACCGGATCACCCTGCCCGCCCACGTCGCCGGGATATTCGTCAATCTCATCGGCAAACAGGTAGCGCATGGGCATCTGCCGCAGCCCAGAACCCGAGTTCGCGCCGGTCAGCACAAGCAATCCGCCACGAAACTCTTTGACTTGGACCGTATTTCCAGAATCTCGTGAGCGCGGCTCGGCAACGAGCTTGGCAAGCTCGGGCGTTGAGGCGAGCATGGGCGCGATGCGCTGCTTGCTCATGCGCTTGGCAAGCTCGACGGTCGGCTGGACAATAAGCACAGGGCCGGGCGCGTGGTGCATGATATAGCCGAGCCAGTTGTTGCCGATTTCGGTCTTGCCCGTCTGGGCCGCCCACATGAGCACGATCCGCCGCGCAGGATGGCTCGTACTCAGCGCGTCCATCGGCTCGCGAGCATACGGCGTGCGCGACCATCGGTAGCGCCCCGGTTCTGCCGAGCTTACAGGACTGAGAATTCTGTACCTGTTCGCCCAGTCGGAGAGCAGCATATCCGAGTCTTGCCGCCAGCCCTCGGCATACGCCGCGCCGTAGATACTCACTGAAGCGTCTCCGGGGGCACCTCGCCAAGCTCGTCGCACACGGCCTGTATCTCGGCATGTATAATCCGGCGTATCTCTTGAATGTCTGAGATAGGCGCGAGCAGCGGCGCGACTCGCGCCTCGATTTGTATGAGTCTGTCACGAGCCTGTCGAGCGCATGAGAAGGCGTCGCGTTTCACTTGCTCGACCGGGATAAGTTCGCCAGTGAGTCTTTTGAACTCAAGCTCGCGAATCTTGACATCCAGGAACTCCCGCGCAACACGCACCTGTCGGTAGTTGCCGTTGACGCCGTTCGCGCTGCCCATTCCAGACGCGGCTGCGGCAGCGTCTTTGTCCTTGCCTTGACCGGGGTGGCTATTGGCCAGCCATTCGGCCCGCGCAGTTTCGATGTCTATGCTGCCATCTTCGAGCGGCGTGATCGTGCCTTTGTTGACGAGCTTCCGCATGTTGTCCGGCGACATGCCCAAGGCCCGCGCTGCGGCGGGAATGTTGACACCCATAGTAACCTCTTGTGTGACAATAGCTTTCAGAGACTCCTGCCGCTAGGAAAACCCTGTCGCCGCCGACACC